CCCCCCCCGCCGCTAACTGTGAGTAGGTAGAAGCCATGTCGGACGCTGAATAGATGGTTTTAGTCGCAAAGTCCTGCAACTCGCCTTTGACTTGCTGAATTTGGGCGGTGGGCATGTTAATCTGTTGCATGTTTCCTTCAAAGGTTTTCCATGCTTTTGCGGAACTGTTGAGCTCGCCAACCATCGACTTCATGCCACTACCAATAGCACTGATTCCGCCCATGATAGCACCACCGATTAAGTTAGCACCTAAAACAGATTTGAACACCGAGCCAACCTTACCAGCTCCACTTTTCAAGCCTTCTAAAGCCCCTTTGATACGTTTAGCCCCACCTTCAGCATCTTTGCCATCAAACAACGCCTTAATGGTGACCGTACCATCTGCCATAGATTATCCTCCTTTCTAAAATTCTTCTTCATACTCCTCTTCTTCCTCTATCTCATCGTAAGGAAGAGCATAATCTTTCTGAAGCCTACGCATTTCTTCTTTGTATTCTGCCGAGTCGCCCTTTTGTGGCTTCCACTTACGAATTTTGATGACTTCCATCAATTTAGTGCCCTCTGGCAGTCCAGACAGAAGAGCGTTGAATTTACGCCAATGAAGCTTACCTTGCATATCGAATAGGTCAATGCCGTAAGCTTGCAAGAATGACGCATAGATATAGTCACCGTCATAACGAATGTCATAAGGTGCCTTTTCCTTCGGTTCATCGCTTGCAGTGGTCTTCATGGGGTTTCCTGCCAAGTCATACTCAACATGGTTATCCTCGACTTCCGACAAGCTAATGTGTTCCTCGAAAACCTCGTTGAATATCTCTGCCATTTCCTCGACTGTGAAATCTTCTAGCGTCTCACCAGTCAAGATACGGATGCCAAAGTGGGGTTTAACAAACTCTGGAACATCTTCATCCCTCCACATTTCAAAGAGCTTCAAAACGTTGTTAAACGAAAGGTCTAGGGCGTACTCTTTATCATCGATTACTAACTTATCCGTTAATTTTCGTGATAGATCTAGCATGATTACTCAGCCAAATATTTTTCAAAGGCTGCCTTTGAGTTTTGATTCTCAAATTCAGAACGAATGCCGGTAATAGTTTCAATCAGATAGAACATGGCGATATTTGTTGATTCACCCGAAAACGCATAGACAAGATTAAATGCTTCTTCATCGTCAAAGATTTGTGTAAAACCTTCTTTCACAAACTCCGTTGCCGCATCGATGGCAGCCTTGTTGTCTGTACCTTGGATTGCTAGGCTCCTAGCTTCCAATTCTTTCCCGACTTCTTCCATGCGTTTTATATTGCTATCTGACATTGGGAAATTAAGTTGAAATTCACCAAAATCGACTGGAATGATATTGCTACGTTTTTTAATTACTACCATGCTGTTATTTCTCCTTTTGAATACGAAAAAAGAGGGCAAGGGCTAACCCCCACCCTCTCAATTGTCTTATCTTCTATATTTAATTATCGATTACCCAACACTAGATGGCGAGTTGGTGTCTGATGATGAGCTAGAAGTCACTGCTGGTGTCCCAGAAGGTGCCGCTGGTGTTCCAGTAGCTCCAGAAGCTGCAGTTGCACGTCCAGCCGGTGCTGATGTGATGTCGTGCTTCTCTGGTGTGCGTGACCAGTTAACTTGGAACTTGATTGTCTCAAGCTCAGACGCTTCACCGTCACCGACTTCAATTTCAGAAAGTCGAGCAAGACCTTCTTTGTAATATTTTCCTGTTGGTACTACTTCTTTGTACCAGACAATAAGGTCATCACCTACAGCGTCTTCTTTATCAGCAACAAAGTCTTGAGCTTTATCACCATGGTCACGGTGTCCTTCGAATGAACGACCACGAGATTTAGAAGTGATGATTTTTTCTTTAGTACCGTCACCGTCGAAATAAGCAACGTCATCATCTTCTGCGTCATTCTCTGGTGCAGATTCTTTGATACCTTTGGCGATCCAAAGATACTTATCATCAGTTGGTGGAGTATCTGGATGTTCTGGGTCATAAGCTGCGATATAGTGTTTGCGAATCGCATTTTTAAATTTAGCCATTAATTAAGGCTCCTTTCTACTTCTAGTCTTGCTTTCAAATCAAGCAAGTAAATATAAAAGCCCTGCTCGTCGGCATCGTTTAAACTCGGTGTCTCGACGGTCAAGGCTAAGAATGTGTATGAATTATTTGAACTCGGTAACTCAAATCCGATTTTGGAAAGCTCAGTGTTTATCTTCCATAAGATGGCATTGGCCTTTTGCTGGTCTTTTGATTTGATGGCAATTTCATAAGGCAATGACAGAATCTGTGTGCCAGCCATGTCTTCACCTTCAACCTTGCCACCGGGCAATGCGTATATTACCAAGTCTTCACCTTCGTTTAAGTAATCTAAACGAGGTGTCAGTGGTAAACCTAGACCTACTAGGAAGTCCTTCAGCACATCTGAAAAATCATTATTATCCATTATTTAACCCCCATAGCTTTAATAGCAACTTGTCCCCACTGCTTCCTGTGTTTAGCAGCAGCTTTCTTGTCCCAGCGCCCACCGGTTCCCGGTTTAGGCTTATGTGCGAGTAACCTATCCTTGTTCGCAAAGAAGAACTTTCGTTGTTTCTCTGAGAAGAAGAGCTTAAGTCTACGATTGTAGAACCTAATTCTTGCATAAGGCGTTGACCAAACCAACGTATCAACGTTAGAATGCCCGCTACCTCGCAAATGCCCAGATTGTACTGGCGTGTACTTATTCATATCCATAAGCATTTGGCTACTCATGGCAATCTGACCACGTCTGACTGCTTCGGGACTGCACTTCTTTTCCAGGCCGTGAAGGTCAACTTTAACTGATACTGTAGTTCCCATCAGATCACCTCGATTTCATAGCAAAGAATTGTATGCTTGAAAGGGTGATATTGAGGGATAATTTTACGGATAATATAGTCTCGGTGAGTGTCATTAACTAGACCATTCAACCAACTATCATCCAACTCTATGGGTGTGTATTTCGGATAAACCATGAGGACCGAGAAATTATTCTCAGTCCGATTTTGACCACTGCCAGTGTGAGATACGGCCCTATCAAATCTAACGAGTTTAAGAGTTTTGGGCTCATCATATATTACTTTTCCCCATCCATCCTTCTCTCCCGCTGGTTTTTGAATAGTGACAGTATCAACTAACATACGCTTATCTATCATAGGACACCGCCTTACAGCCGAACCCGGCTAACATAAGCCAGTTTAGAGCGTCAAGAGATAGATTGTACTTCTGACCGCCGTTAGACGATTTAGAGCCGTTCTGATAGCTTACATGAGTACGCCCTACAGTCATGCTTGCTAGTGATGTCTTATCTTCAGCGGTCATAATGCCACTAGAATCTAAATAAGCGATTTGATAAGCCACCGCCTTCTTGACTGCTTGCTTGCGTGGTTCGAAGTCCGTTTCAAAATCGGTGAAATCGTAGAAGTTTTTGATATACAAGTCGACAGCCATCGCTGCACGAGCTTCTAGCTTTTCAAAATCTTCTACGTCATCGAAACCAAGATTTGAAAATTCTTCTTTGGTTAAATACGTCATTTAACCACCTCCTTCCTTTACTTTAGGAGGTCTAAGAGTTCCGCCTTGGTAAGCGCTGAAATACCAGTAAAACCTCGTTGCTGCGCAATAATGCGCAAGTCAGCGACAGTCTTGTCCTCTAGTGTTTCAGTCACTTCTTCTTGAACGTCATTAACGAGTGCTGTTTGCTCGCCGTTGAAATGACGACGCATTAGCATACCCATTAGACACCTCCGAATTTAACGACCTTAGAATCGTCGTAGAGGTAAACACCGTAATACTCATCACCAGAGTAAACAGTAGTTTTCTTCAAAATGTCACGGTCATTTTCAATCATGACATCACGTTTCAAGTTGATCACGAATGCTCCGTATTTAGCATCGTCGTCTGTATCAGTTTGAAGCGAAGATACTTTAACAAGGAAGCCTTTACCTTCTTCGACTTTCTTAGTACGAACAATTTGAACACCAGCTACTTCACCAAAAGTACCGGAAACGACAACATCAGCACCAACTTCTGACCCTTTGAGCCAGTTTTGACCAGCGTCGGCACGCAGTTTAATAGCGTCCTTTGGATTAATAAGGGCAACATAGCGAGCGTCTTCTTCGTCAGCGAAGATTTCCAAGGCTTTGTCGATGTTAGCCACCGAAACAGGGGCCTCGGTGATGTTTTGAGTCGCAGTTTTAGCTACTTCCACAATGTCGTTGTCAACCTTGTTAGCAATAGCCAAAGCAATCTGGTTAGTAGCTTCACCATAGACATTACCGTGACCAACCAAGGCAGCTTTATCTGTGATTTCAATAGCTTTACCAGCTTGTTTGATCTTCATTTTAGTTTCTTTAGTGCCCAATTGGTCGATTGGAATAGCTTGACCTTCAGTGATTTCAGTAGCATCACCAGAGTAAGTCCATTGTGGCACTGTAAGTTCATCACCTGGACGACCTACGAGAGTTGTTTCCACCACGGCAAGCGGTGTGAATTTGATAAGTTTAGGCAATTTGGCTGATACCATGTCAGCCATAACCTGCGGATTAATGACTTGAGCAGTCGTAGTAGTTCCTAGAACCATAGATTATTCATCCTTTCAATTGTTGGTATAGTTCTGGGTCTTTATCAAAAAGCTCTTGACGCTCATTGATACCCATACGTTTGAAATCTTCCTTAGTGATTCCGTTAGCATTAGCTGACGGGTTACCACCTACAGAGATTTTTGGCTGTGCCGCTTGTTCCTCTTGCTTGAAAAGATATGGGCTTGTCTCTTTCAATCCTTTAATGACCTTGTCCAATTTAGGTTTACCAGTTTCATCAAGTTCGATTTCGTCAAAATTGATAAACTTAGCAAGGTCGTCTGAATTGTGAGCATCCACATCTTTCAAAGCTAGACGAATAGCGTTTGATTTGTTAACTTGGGCAAGGTTAGCTTCACTGTCAGCTTTGTAAGCTTCAAATTTGGCTTGTAAGTCAGTTAATTGTTGTTTGACTTCCTCACTCGCTCCCTCTTTGGCTTGCAAATCGTTGAGTGCTTGGCTTTGTTGCTCAAGTTGTTGTTTAAGGCTGTCGTTTTCAGCTTGTAATTCAGACTTAGCTTGTGTTTTAGCGTTCTCAATCCCAGAACCGTACGCATTCATTAAGGAATCAATCACTGCCTTGTCTTCGATACCAGCTTCAACTAACATGTCACGTTTTAAACTCATGCTTAAAACTCCTTTGTTTTACGCCACGATGGGCAGAATTAGACAGTTTTACGCCATGCTCCAGGGCAAAACAAAAACCGCCTCGAATTCGATACGGTTTCTAGTGGTTTATAGCAGTTTATTACATGAAAAAAGCGCCTAGATTGAACTAAGCGCTAAGTTACGTTTTTTGAGTTCAGCCATGATAGCCTCCTCATCTTCTTTGGAAAATGTGGTAAACCTCAAATGTGATAATTCTTCATCTGTCATCTCAGACGGGATGAGCTTAGGAGAACTCAACCCCATTGAGTCAATCTGAGAAAAAGCCTCTGATAAGTTCATTATTACTCGTCCTTTCTGACATTCATTTCAAGGACTATGCCGCCCTTGTTTTCTTTCGCACTAATTATATCATATTTAGTGCCTCTTGGTAGAATAATCTCACTTTCGTCATCATTATCCGTGAAATATATTTGATGATTTTTAGGAATGTTGATGATTGTTTTAACAGGTCTATTCTTAAAGTAATTGTACTGAGGAATATAGCTTGTTGAGGTGTACCCATCGTTACTATATTTGGCTTTACCTGAGTTCAACATGTCCATAAAGTTGTCATAGTCTTTCAGTAAGTGCTGATTTTGCTCCACTACTGATTTCAGATAGACATTATCATCAAACCTATTGACTTTGGTATTCTTCAAGATCTTATTTTTCTCAACTACTCCATCAAGAGTATTTACAATCTTCTGATATTCAGGAGGCATTGCATTCTTATCTCTCAGGAATTTATTGATAGCAAAGCTGTGAGCTGTACCGATATAACCCAAACTTTGAGGGTTTTCATCAGCATACAATACCTTGCGCTCAGGTTTAGTGATTTTCCCTCCAACTTTTTTGAAAGCTGGAATCTCGCCATCTTTGATGTAATGATGTTCTGACATCCTCTTTCTTAGCTGAGTTTCTTTTTTAGCCTCTGCATAAGGGTCAGCATAATATTTTTCTCTAGCGTAATCACGATGTAGAAACGGATGTTGTTTGAGATAGTCTCTCATGGCTCCCTGTTGGATCCTAACCTTGCTCTTATACTTGTCTATCAGCTCCTGATCACCTAGTTTCTCTGCTACATGCAACATCTCCTTAGATTGCCTAATAGAGCGTTCAATGGCTCTCTGCTTAGATTGAGCATTAGCGTTTTCTATTGCTTGCTCTGGCGTTAAGCCTTTCAAGTCATCGTCAATATCTGGCATATAGTTGACCCCTGGAATAAAAGGGGTCATAGTATGGCCGCAGTTAATACCTTGACATCCTCCGGGCTTACCATAGCCATAATCATCGAGGGCGAAGATTTTAATGCCTTCTTCCGTCCTAGCTTGACCAGTAGTTACTATCTGATTTTGGAGAGGTGCACACATTTCCCTAGCTGCCGCCTTGATAGAGTAATAGAACGTATCAATACCCAACTCTTGAGCTGGTCTCATTCGCATTTCATTGAATGTACGTCTAGCAGTCGTTTTAATAACCGTCCTAGCGTAAGCGTCAGCTCTCTGCCTGCGTCCTGCTCTATCAGTGTAGCCATAGAATCCACGCTCTTGAAACTTCATTATCGTTTCATCTAGGGCTTTCTGAGGTGTTGCCATGCCAGTGATTACTTTAGCTACCGTAGTCTCAATAATATCCTTGTAAGTAGCTTGCACACTCTTTGGCAGTGTCGTATTGATAAGGTTATGAACATCATTAACTGCTTGATTAGAGTAGCTGATAAGGTCTTTCATTACCTTGTAATCGTAAGCGTTAGAATTTAATTGAGCGTGAGTGTCCTTATAGACTTGATACCCTTCATTCTCAATAATGTATCGAATCTGTTTCTCAGCGATACCAGAATACTCAGCAATGAGTTTAATGTTGTGGTCATTCAACATCCCGACGTCTGCCATCTTCTCTAGTTGCCATAGATAAGGCTGTTGGTCAAGGTAGTAAGTCCCACGGTCATGTAGTCTCTCAACCACATTGTCGAATAGGTCGTTACATAGCTGACGATAGATGTCTGAAACATTATCAGCCATCAACATTAGCTGCTGGTCGTTTAGTTTGATACGCTTCTTTTTAGCCATAGCCTATCACTCCCCGTATATATCGACCTCGTCACTTGTCCTAAAACTATCAGCGCTTACCATAGTTTCATCGTTGATTGCTTGGTAAATCTCTTGAGCTTGTTCCTCGGTTACATTAAGCGTCTTTTCGATTGCCATCACTTTCGGAGCAAGTCCAGACGCTACCATCTTAGACCAGTAATCAAACTCAGCGTTACGGTCAGTAAAAACACCATCGTCTAAATCGACACTGATTTCATCCATTGTTGGAATCTCACCAGTGTATAGATTGTAAACTTTAGCAAGCTCTAGGATTGAAATAACTAACTCTTTCAATGATTGCTCTACTAGAGTAGCGATAGAGTTCCGCATTTGATACGTGTCTGATTGCTCTGAGACGACCTCAGTGGCAGTCTTCATACTCTTACCATCGAAACTAAACATACCAGCAGACACGCCTAGTTGCATTTCAAATAGACTCAATCCCTTGTTGATTGCCTTGATATAATCGTCCGAGCGAATGTCAGTAGTAAGGTCAGTAATACCGATACCCTTATCCATGTCACCGCTGTCGAATTGCTCATAAACATTGTGGCCAGTCTCGAACTCACGCTTGACTGTCACTTTCTCACCACTGGTATCGTATTCGGTCTTAATCATTTGAGTAGGCACTGCAACCCTACGCTGCCCCATCTTGACCTCCCACATAAATTCATCGTATGTGGTATTGATGAAGTCCATGGTAGTTTTAGCGTTATCGAAGATAGACAAGCCTAGAGGACTGTTGATGTCCTTGTTATTCATTCCCGGAGGTTTAAGGTACGTGAATAGCGGTCTTGTAAGGCCATTTAACGTTACAGTCTCTTCTAAATCCTCGTAGAGCATTGATAAAGGTACACGTTGACCGATACGAGTTTTAGATTCAGACTCGTATAACTCATTAGTTATCGTGTAGCTATCCTTAGACCACTCATGGAACTCGATAAGGCTATAGTATTTGGTTTTCTGCCCTTCCGTTTTAAGTGTTTTAGTCACGATTGCTGCACTTGATACATCTTGTGTATTTGACTGCAATGGCAAGAATACTGGAGCTTGCACAAATGACACTCTGATACGGTCGTCGTCAACGTATGGACGCATAGCAAGGCCACCAAGAGCAAGGCAGCTCTCTAGGTAGCGTTCAAAGTTCTTGCTGAAACGGTCAGTCTTAAGCGTCTCATTGATGAATTCATCGGCTGTCTCATTATCAACCTGAATTTTAGCCTGCTCATTGAATACCAGACTAGCAACCTTCTTCGATGCCGTACGTCCAATAGGCAAGTGGTTGAAATCACGTTTTAAATCTGTTCCGTTGCTATCTCGGTAACTTATACGGTCAAAACTGCCTGCAAAATAGCGCAGATTATCCATGATACGCTTATATTCTTCTGGTGAGATAGCAATTTTAGGGTGGTCAGTGATACTGTTTAGACTTTGATTAGTCATCACATAATTACTCCTTTTGAAGATGTTCTTAATGGTTTGTATGATTCCCATTCTTTCTTCTCCTATGCCTTGAGACCTAAGTCTCTGGCATTATCTAATACGAAATATTTAAATTCGTCGACTGTGTGGTCATCCTCTTTGATTACTTTTGGATCGTCAGAATGTATCGTCTTTTCGTCGTAACGATACATCTTATGTTCCTCGTAGAATATCTTGTTAGCTGGAATGTCCAAGTAATAGAAACGCCCCTCTGCTAACAAACTGATAACCATATCAATCATGGTCTGGTTCTTCTTCTTAGCCACTGGGTGCCAGCGTTCCCTATAATCTTTGAAATACTGATTACGAATGGCACCTTCAGCACTATCAATTGTCATTTTAAGTTTAGGCACTCGGTACTGTTTAAGTACCTTGTCAATGAAATTACTGATCATAACAGTTAATTCGCTAGGTGCCTTTTTAACGACCTGACCGGCTGGGCTGTAATAGAACGTGTCTAACAGAATCACATTACCCTTTGCAGTCAACCCATAAGCGCCGCACGCTGTAGCTGATTGTTGGTGCCCCGTATCCATTGCAAATGATATCCCAATAAGTCTATCGTCCGTTGGTAAGCTATCGATAGCATGGAATGTACTCATGTTATACACTTGATTACCAAGCCCAACAGCTTCGCCAAGGTATAGATAGCGGTAGTAGTCAAAATCATTCTGCTTAATGCGTTCGATATCCTCAAGCATTTGCTCAGTAACGAAACCTAACTCATCATCAAGATAGGTGCTTGAATGTGCCAGATAGTTCTCGTTGGTCTTAACCTCTTCGAACCACTCGTTTATCCAGCTGTATGGATTCCTAGGCGGATTGTAAGACCAAAAGAACTGCACAAACGGAGCCTTATCATGCTTCTGACGCATGAAAGTGACATTTGACTGGTCAAAGTCTTCAGCGCTGTCAAACTCAGCCGCCTCTTCATACCAAACTGCGATAATGTTCCCGATGTCGTTTGATTTCAGCTTTTGGAAATCGTCTTGCCCGTAGAAATAGAAAGTTGAACCAGTCCGCTTGTGAACTATCTTAAATGGGCTTACAGTAGCTCTAAATTGAGTGTCCAGTCCAAACATACTGATAGCCCATTGAACCTTATTAAACACGCTATCTCGAATTGTATTGGCTACTTTCCGAATGACGACAACATTAGCTTTCTCACCAACCATGATGTACTTAATCATCATATAGACAATCTTCAGCACGATTACAGACGACTTGAAAGAGTTACGACCACCCTTTAAAACGTTGTAAGGCTTTTGAGACTGCCAAACCGATTTAAAATGCGGGTTAACATTCTTCTGAATATCAATCGTTGCCATCTGGGATGTCCTCCCATGCGTTGACAATATTGAGGTTCATTGTACCTTCAACACCGCTATCAAGCTGTTCTCTTAGCTTTCTGATCTCAAGTTCTAATTTCTCGGACTGTTTAGCCGTTGGATAACGTTTCAAGATTTCAACAATCGCCTTGATGACTGTATTGTTGTCAGCCTTCTTCATCAGCCTTTCAACTTCACCAGTCAATGGATTCATCATGAGGACCTCTTCATCACGTTTACCTCTAGCAATGTCGGATAGGATGGACAAGGCTTCTTTTGCATCCATGATATTCTCATCGTGCATTTTCTCGATTTCGGCAGTGATAAAGCGTTTAATCTCAACATTTCTCAACAGTCTTTCACTCTGTGAGCTTGCTGTCCTTTCGCTATACCCAGCATTAATCGCTGCTTGTGTGCCATTCCCTAGCTTGATATATTCACTAGCAAATAGTTTCTGTCGTTGATTTAGCCCAATATGTCCACCTCCTTCACTGCTAGATTTTTGTGCATAAAAAAGACAACCCACAAAATGAGCTGTCTCTGATTTTCTTCGATAATACAATAATACCATGTTAAACAGTTGTAAGGCGCCGTGTTTTAGCCGTCAAAATACCGAATTTTCAGCGTTCTACGACTAATTGACCATTTCTGTACAATTCTGCAAATGCTAGGATAGCATTATTTAGCAATTCTTGAAATGCCGTTCTTTCAAAACCAATAGACTGTGCTATTTGCCAATTTGGTTGGGGCGGATAAGCTAGGTATTTCTCTATCAGTATTCTGCGATAGTCTGGGCGGTATAGCCCGCTAACTGCTTGCTCTATGGCTTCAAGCTCGTTCAGTGCATCGACACGCCTAACTGCGATATTTTCCACTGGTCTACTTACGCCACTGCCACCCCGTGGCATGAAGGTAAACTCTTGTGTGATTTTTTGTTCAGCGCTATCGTGTGCAATCTCTCGCCATCGTGGGTATTCTCGAAGTTTGCGCTTGCAACGTTTGATTGTTGCTTTCTCATCAATTTCCGGCAATAGCATTGTTCTGTCCTCTCTGGTATAATAGTAGTGTTGATTTCCAAAGAGTGCCGGCCAATGTGTCGGTCTTTTTTTATTACAAGAATAAAGAAGGATTAGGGTACCACCTCCCATACATTCGATTTAGCCCTGCCACCAGCTATACAAGGCTAGGGTAACAAAAATAAAAAAGGTTCCTCGATTCTAATTTCTTATTTACTGGTAATAACTTATAGCGGATTCGAACCGCTACAAGCCCATAGCTAGTGCTGTATACAGTGCACGTTTAACACTCGTTTTATTGCGTCCCAGCTCCCCTTGCGTCCGATATTCAAGAGTGATACGGTCAACCTCGCTGTCTAGGCTCTCTGGCCATTCGTAGTGATAAAAAACGTACTTGGCTATCTCACTGAATAGCTCTCTTGATAGCAGTCCTTCTAGCTGAACCACTTTACGAGGCGTTAGATTAACACGCTCTACATAGAGTGCATTGATAGCACTGTAGATATTCTTAGATTCCTTCTTCGAGCAGCCCTTAATTTCCATGATATGTGCCACGATACTGTTTGGATAAGTAGCTCTTAACGCTTCTACTTCCTTGCAATAACGTTGAAACAGTTCCTCGGTGAGCCCTGCATTGGTCTTATCGACTTCTTGGCGACCTGTGCAATACTTTCCAGAATAATGTTCTGCCAGATAAGCGTGCAAGTCGTCGAATAGATTGTCTGAGATGAACTCTCGCATATCGTTTAAAGTTGCGGGCGACAGTCTCGAGCGTTCTTTAACCACGTTGTCGAATCTCTGGAAATATTTCCTAGCTTGATGACGGTCACACTGTTTAACCTCTTGGATGTGCTTGGTGAGTGTTCTATTATGCTCCGATTTCAGCTTGTTAAATTCGTCGACTAACCGTTGGAATAGCTCCTCGGTCAGTCCAGAGTTGGGGTAATTACTAGGCATTGGTTCACCTCCAACAATTCCGGATTTTCGTATATGTTGCCGATAACCTCAATGTAATACTCTTGACTGATGTCAAATAGTCCGTTATGTACTTGCCCGTCTATGTACCACATGAAAATCTCGTCCAAACCGCAAATAGTTCCAATTCCACCATCCGGAAAATTAGTTCTTTCGTCACCATCAGTCACCTTGACGATATCCCCTTCAAAGATTTCTTTGCCATTCTTGTCGGTTAGTCCTGTTGATTGCATGAGAACGATGTCGTTGGCTTTGAGTATAAATGTAATGCCATCCCCAATGAAATCAACCTCCCCATTATTCCAATTGAGTATGTCAACATCGATCATTTTCTTGTTTTCTTTATCCCACGCTCTAAATCTTGGTATCATTGTCCTCTCCCTTTCAAATAGCTAGGGATATCATCCCCAACGTTCACACTGTCGTACTGTTCCTTACTTACTAGGAACTTGCCATACGCCCCACAATCGAGCGTGTAGAGTTTCCCGACCATTGATTTTCCAGTCACCTTGCCGTGTAATTCAACGGCATTGTCAGCCTTGTGGATAAGTACCATCTCAATAGGCCGGTTGACTACCCAGACCACTGTACCAATGTTAATCGCTAGCGATAGCACTAGCAGAATCGTCGCTACTATTAGCTGATCCTCTCGTTTTGGTTTTAACAAAGTTGTCATCAATCATTACTCCTTTTCTATCCTTGATGTCGTTATAAGCAATTGTGAGGCACTCTTCCACGTCGTAACCGAGCTGTAAGCATAAAACTACTAGCGTCACGATAGAATCGCCTATAGCGTCTTTTAACGACCATTCTGGGTCAGCGAAATCGTGCGGTTTTAGAAACACGTCTCTAATCTCGCCCACCTCTTCCGTGACCTTCATCCATTCGATTTTAGGATTGCCCTTGTCCAGCCCATGACTAATAGCCCACTCGTTGACCTTGTCGATTAGTTCAGCGATGCCACTATAAGAAGGTTCTTCAAGTCGTGAAATCGAACCCAGAAGCCATCTTCTGCTTAGTTTCACGGTGTCAATAAAGATACCGTGATTGTATGGCATTTCTTCGATTCTGCGATACAATTCATGTTTATTCATTTTCGTCTTCCCTCTTAGGTTCACTAGCTTCTAAATCATTTGCTAAATGTCCCACTACTGTTGCCGCACCGAGTTTTATAAGATCATCGTGCGTAAGATCTTTTAAATTCTCTTTTTTTAGTAGTTTTTTACTCATCACTTCACCTCATTAGCTCTCGTTATTTCGTCAGATAGAAATATAAACGGAATTGCCACATATAGCGTTTTGGGAAATAAATCTTTCTCGCCAAAATAATCTAGTGGGACATCAGATAAATGTAGCGCTGTTGCACCTTCGTTATCTCCTTGTTGAACGTAGTCGATTTTTTCAACATTAATCAACATTTTCTTTTTACCACCACCAAAATTGATAGGTTCCACTTCGATAAATCTTGCCACCTACTCCACCTCCTCAACTTCCACGCCTTCGCAGTCGAATACCCAGCCGAAGCCGTTCGCTTCGAGTTCTTTTCGGGTGTGGACGGTCCCCTCGCAACCGTCTATATCTTCTTTTATTTTCCAAAAGTTTCTAAACAAATTGGCGGTTAGGTAGATGTTCTTGTCAGACAATCCCTTAAACCGAACCATATACCTTTTTTCTTTCTCGACCTCATACCCAAACTGGTGCATGTTGACAATTATTTTGATAGCATTTTCGTTTTTGCGATACCAACGTGTGATATCGTCATTTAATGTTTTTTTAGGTACACAGGCATCTTCGTCCAAACTTTCAAACATATCCCAAGCCAAGTAATGTAAGTTTAAGTAAAATTCACCTTTAATTTCCTCATACCAATCCGCCACACATTGCGGAACTACTGGTTTAACATGTTCGATAGTTCCCTCTAACTTGCCTTGCTCGTATCCGTCACGATATTTTTTTGAACCAAACTCTTCACCGAATTCGTGTAAGATTACATCAATCCATTCTGACCGAGCATGAGAATCTAGCTCTTTCATTCGGCTTGTGATATCTTTTAGCTTCAACGGTTGTGGTTCGTCTAGTTGTTCTATTAAATCAATTGCGTCTCTGATAGTTTCAATAAATTCTTCTATATTCATTTCTGCTCCTCGTCATATTTTTCTACTAACTCATTCAACCACGACCAATCATTTGTCTCTTCAGCGATTGGTTCAACTTCTTTTTCTTGCAACCATGCAGAGAAATTAACCACATTGTCGATATAGATTGTGTCAAAATCACCCCAATTCCAGTCTGTCAATGGGATTTCTGTTTCCGTTCCGTTTTCGTCTTCAACTGTGATTGAACCACTTTCGACCAAAGCGGTCCCATAGCATAGCTCACAAGTTCCAGTTTGCTCTTCTCGAACATCTGAGAAATATTCAGTTACTTTATACTTCATTTTTATTCCTCATTGTCCTTCTTGTTAGCCTTCACATACAATACAACTACACTAGATAATGTTTCATCAGTGTATATCAATTCATCGTTTCGATATGTTGAGGTAACCTCTTTTTCAATTTCTGTATTTATTCCTCTTATTCTTCTATCGCCATACAGGTCAACGAAATCATACGCATCCATTCTTGAATTTTTAATGCCAATTCGTTCGACTTCTACGATGACATCATATTGTTTAGACAAATTTAAAAATTGCTCTATCCCAAACTCTATTTTCTTGAATGGACTACTATTTCTTGAACCTGATGGCTTAAAATTATATTCTATATCGTTTTCTTCGCTATAAAAGTCACTGACAGACACTCCTAAAACTTCTGCCAAGTTATTTTGAAACTCTCGAGTTGGTTCAGTCTTGTTGCGATTGTATTCAATGTCTGTGATAGATTGTTGTGAAACACCTAACAACTCTCCTAGATGTGTCTTGGTCCATCCGTATTTTTCTCTGAATTTCGTAACCATTGCACCGTTAAATTTTTTCATTGTCGTTTTCCTCCTTGTTATTCCAACTCCTCAATTTCAAGCTCAATCCTGTATTTCTTATTTCCTGACTTCCCGCCATGTCTGAAATCCGTTGACTTAATGATGTGGTAGTTATCATCCGTCCAGAAATTTGCATCAGTCAAGCCGTCTAATAGGGCTTTACTGGTGGGTGACCAGTTTGGGGGGTCGTATCTGCGATTTGTCGGGGCGAATATCCAGACAATCACTTTACAAGGCTTTTTTTCGTTAAAAGGTAAACCAAAGTAATCTCTTAAAGTATTCTCTCCCTCGTAATGCGCTAGTTGTCGTAGAAACCTTGTGATTTTAGCCTTCTGCTGAAAATGCATCCTGTCATTCGCTGAGATCATTTGTTTTCTATCAAGTTCAAATTTTAAAATCAATTTTTCCATGAAACACCTAGACCAATCTAACTTCGTAGCCGTCTACACCCTTACCTCTTTTTATTTTTAGACTGAGGTAGCCGTGATTTCTCCCTAGGAAGTAACTAGCATCTGTCAAGCTGTTGAAGTGGTGCTCTGCGCCGTTTGATATGTCCTTTAGAACGACTTTTTTGTTTGCGCTTGTTAACCCCGTTTTTAAGGCGTGTATTTGATTTTCGGATCTAGTCACCCACTCAAGGTTTTCTACCGAATTGTCTAACGGTTCTCCGTTTTTGTGATTTACAAACCCTTTGTTTTCTGGGTTCAGAATAAATGCAGTTGCTACCAATCTACTTACCAAGTGTGTCGCCACTTTCCCATCTTTCCACAGCTTCACTCGTTTATCACTATGGGCGCTTCTTACTCGTTTTTGTATCTGTGGTTTGATTTCTCTACGCTTCCATACACGCTTCCTAATTCTTCCGTGCCAATTACTATAAGTTGTTTTCCCTTCGCACGTCCAAATTGTCCCGTCTGAGCACGCTTCATAGATGCCCTCGTATCCTTTAATCGGTTTAAACTTCATTTGCATCACCTTTTATCAGAAGGGCAAATCATCACTACTAATGTCCATAGGGTTCCCCTGCATTGAGTTGCTACGCCCAAAGTTTGGCGTTTGCTGGTTATATCCATTGTTAACGTTGCCGCCTTGTGAGCTGTTTCCATTTTGGAAAGAGTTCCCTTGGTTCTGCTGGCTACCTTGGCTGTTACGGCTTTCTAGCAAGGCTACACTATCTGCCACAACCTCTGTCACATAGACACGTTGACCTTGTTGGTTTTCGTAGTTCCGTGTCTGGATACGCCCTGTGATACCAATTAGAGAGCCTTTGCCACAGTACTCAGCAATGATGTCAGCAGTACCACGCCAGGCTTGAAAGTTGATAAAATCAGCCTCACGCTCTCCGTTTTGGTTCTTGAAATTGCGGTTGACGGCAAGGGTGCCCTGCAATGCTGAAACATTGCTAGGGGTCTTGCGTAAATCAGGAGCAGCTGTTAGCCGTCCTACCAGTGTAACGTTGTTAATCATCTTTCTTGTCCTTTCTAGCGCTACGTTCGCCGACTAGATAGCCAAGGAATAGCCAAACTAGAGCCATGCCTACACTTTTGATAAATTCAATCATTTCTGTTCTCCTCCTAAAACGGCAGTATCTCAATGCAAAACCAGTCATTAGAGACATTCCAAGTCCTATAGATATAAGCCTCTAATAAGTCATTTTCAGAGTGACAACTTGTTCTGTTTTTTACATCCTCATTCCACCCCGTAAACGTGGCTTTCTCAGTCTCTCGTAGTTTGTGGAATGTTGCGACACACTCACTCTTTGACTGATGAATTGCAAAGGTTACACCGTGAGCTTGTGGGTCATGCCTCTTGATAAAGTCTTTTACCTGTTGTGTCATAGTCACCACCCACACAGTTCATTAAGTTCTGCCTGAGTCATTGGCTCAATGCGCTGATAGCCGCTGACTTGATAGTTCTTTTTAAAATCAAATCCGAGTTGACTTAGACCAGTCTTGAACCGCTCTTTGTCGTTTGTATCTACAAGATATACCTCCAAAGTCATTTTTTGGGTATATCGTTTTAGGTCGTTTTTAGCCCCTCCAAGAGCGTTTGGCTCATTTTGGGGGATTTGCCCACCCTCCAAGATTTCGCCTGTCTCTGGGTCAATCTGTGGGGTCTCCGTTGATTTCTGAGCCTGTTCCTGCTCTTTAGCTTGTTGAGCCGCTAACTGTCGCTCTCTTTCTAGTCTAGCCTGCTCAATTTCTTGCTTTTGCTTTTCAAAGGCGTAGTCAGACTTGATTTGCTCCAGGACTTCCAGCACTGTCAAATCTCGTAACATACGGATATAAGGCTGGTCAGTCATGCCGTACTCAGCACATTGCCCTGAGATGGTTGCTTTAGCTTTCTCATATTCTTGTTGTTTTTGAAATTCAAAGGTGACCATATCATCAAGACTTTTCATTGTGGCTTTTTTGAGGGTCACGCCATCTGTCATAAAGTCACCAACCTTGATGTAGTCAAGTGCTTTTTCATCAAAGATACGGGGGTCCAGCATGTACTCAGCTGCTTTATTAGCTAGGTAGCTCTTGACCGTTTCTAGTTTGAGCTGTCTTTGATGTTCTTCAATCTCCTTGATACCTTTATCAAACTCACTGACCATGTCCTCAAACGGCTTGATAATAGACTTAGCGTAACTATCCCATGTGTTGGCAGTCTCTGACAGCAAGTTCTTAGTATCAATACGGATACGATTTTTAGAGTCAATCAGCTTATTAAATTCCGCTCGCTTTGCCTTATCGTCTTTGAGAGTGCTGGCAGTAGGAATATAGCCCTTGTATTTTTCAGTGGCTTCTAGGATGTCTTTTTCAAAAGACTCCCTTGTTAGCTCATCCGTTGTTACTATCTCATAGATTTTGTTGATTTTCTGTGCGTCAATTACTTGTACTTCTGACATATTGTCCTCCTAGTATTCTAGTTCTTCCTCGATTAGCTCACCTTGTACTGGTTCCTCACTACGGACAGGAGTTTCGTCACCTGGATTAGAGGACTTATACAATGGAGCGTCTTCTGCGTTCGTCTTTTCAGCTGAATTGCTCAGTTGCTGTTGCGCCTGTCTAGCCTCTTCTAGTCTGCGTGCTCGTACTTCCTCTTGAGTTTCCTGAGGAGTCACATCCTTGATACGGTCAAGGGTCTCACCGCCGTCATCTTCGGTGTACATGTTGCCTAAGTCCTCAGGAAAAGCCTCACGTAGAGCGTTGACTAGAGCTGTTTTCCTAATCATGGTAGCTGGCATAGCGCTCCAGGTACTCTGTTTCTTGTCATATTCATCACGACTAACAAAAATCTCTACAGGTACTTTGAAATTTTTGCGATAAACTCTAGCCCATCCACCTACCAAGGTGTCACCAGGTAACATAAGAGCCCCTTTGCGTTCGTGCATAACGCCCTCATCATCAACGGTTACTACTCCTGCCTCAAACCCCTCATAATTGGGATTTTGAGAGGCACGCTTGAGAAATGCCTCTTTAGAGACAATTAAGCTAAATTCAGTTCCACCGTTCTTTTTTTTGTAAGCAACAATATAAACCTCATTAGCAAGAGGGTTTAAGTTACGCCCTTTGATAAGAGACAAAGCTTGACCTACTTGCTTTTCCGTCAGTAGGTTCTGTGGATCAAAATAGCGTTTGACATCCTGAAATGTCCATGCACTGGTATCAATAGCAATATCTCTCTTGCCCTGTGCTGATAATTGATTATTTGTCATTTTCTTCTCCTTTTGGTCTGTTTCATGTTCCAAATCTCACGTTTCAGCCGTTTGTTTTCCTGGCTAAGTGAGATAATCTTGTCTTGTTGCTCGTTGACGATTTCGCCCAGCTCACGACCTAAATTCATGTACTTGTTCCGCCATTGGCTGTCGACTTCATAAGTTTCTTGTTCCATATTTAATGCCTGCCCTCCCACCACTTCTGTCTTGTTACTTCGCCAATATTTCTAGGAGTGCTTTGATATCATCTTTCTTGAGTCCTTCACGCTCTGTACGTTCGAAGTCCGAACCGTCAAGTTTAGTTACGTTGTACTCGACTTCTACGATAAGCACTTCGCAGCCAAACGCTTCAGCAAGATTGTCGAGCTCGTTTTTTTTGTTTTTCGTAAAACTCAATCGGTAACTGTAGTGCTTTCCAAAGACAGTTGTCAAAAACTGCTTCAAACACTAGGCTTCCTTTGTCCTTGTAACTTTCAAGAAATCCATCTTTTTTAGCGCTGTAAAATACGACTTGTTTTTCTGTTAGTTTCATGATATATTCTCCTTTTTCTGCGTTTCTCTTCGACTACTATTATTTATTTTTCCAGTTTTTCCAGCGTTTTAACTAAATTGACATAGGCCTCATAGTGCTTGCCACTGTTTTCGCTGTCTTGGTATGCTTTTTCAACTAACTCTTCGCCAGTGCCGTAGAAGCAGCCGACACGCCACATCTTATTAGAGCGTGTGTAAGTGAAATATCTTCCGCTAGACCAGTTGTTTTTGAAAACGATGTAGTCGTTTAATTTCGAGACCTTGGCGTCACCAGAGACCGCAGCGTCACCAGAGACCCATGCGTCACCAGAGACCCATGCGTCACCGCACACCCTAGCTTCGCCATAAACCTTAGCATTCCCATAGACCTTAGCATTTCCATGGACCCATGCGTCGCCAAATACCTCAGCGTCCCCAAAGACCCTAGCGTCACCAGAGACCCATGCGTCACCAGAGACCCATGCGTCACCAGAGTGGCTTAGGTTATCTTCTTTTTCAACATACCCGCCTAAATCGCCTTTTTTCACGTCTCCAAACGAAATCAACGCTCGTATTCTGAACAGCTCCATTCCCCAAGCCGTGATTTTAGATGATAAATCTAATTCAAACTTCTTAATCATTATGGTATAATCTCCTTAGAGTTTCTCTTGCACAGGTAAGGGCCTGTGCTTT